TTCCCAGAATCAAATGATGTAGTCGGTTTGAAGGATTTATTTGTAAGTTTTGACATTTCTAATAGCAACATAAATATGGTGAAGGACGTAATTGCTTCAGGAGAAGATGTTTCAGGCGTTGTATTCACAAGAGATTACTTCACATCCAGTTACTCAAACGGAGTTTTAGAGAGGAAATAATTTATGTCACAATTTGACAAAAGAATAAATGTCAATACCATAATTGAAAATCAATTACCTGAGTTCATACTCGCTGATTTTCCAAATGCTGTAGATTTTTTCAAACAATATTATATCTCTCAAGAATATCAGGGAGGTGCAAGTGATCTTATATCAAATTTAGATCAATATCTAAAGGTCGATAACCTTGTGCCAGAGGTTGTGGTTGGTGTTACAAGTATATCATCTGCAGTATCATCAACTGATACTACCATCTCTGTTCCAAGCACAAAAGGTTTTCCAAGTGAATATGGATTACTTAAGATTAATGATGAAATTATTTCATATACAGGCATAACCTCAACATCATTTACTGGTTGTATTCGTGGTTTTAGTGGAGTAACAGGATATAATGTAGGTTTATCATCATCTCTGCTTGATGTTAATAAAGAAAGTCTAAAATTTGAAGATACATCAGCTGGTGCTCATGAAGCAGGGGCATCTGTAACTAATCTTTCTGTTCTATTCATTCAAGAATTCTACCGAAAGATGAAGAAAACTTTTCTTCCTGGATTGGAAGATAATGATTTTACTTCAGATTTAGATGTAGGTAACTTCGTAAAGTTTGCTCGATCATTTTATCAATCAAAGGGTATTGAAGAATCTATAAGAATTTTACTACAAGTTTTATATGGTGTTGAGTCAAAGATATTAGACTTAGAAAATAACTTAATTAAACCCTCAAGTTCAGAGTTTATAAGAAGAGAAGTAATAGTTGTATCGCTTATCACTCCTGATGGCGAACCACAAGATCTAGTTGGACAAACCATATTCAAGTCAGATGATTTAGATACCAGTGCTTCAGTGTCAGAGGTAGAAGTATTCACAAGAGATGGCGTAACATATTATAAATTGTCATTGTTTGTTGGATACAATGATCGTGATTTAATTGAAGGTGTATTTACAATACCTGGTAAAACAAAATCATTGGGTAATACTTTAGTAGATGGCACTGTTATATCAGTTGATTCCACTGTTGGATTTGGAACCACAGGAACTATTATTAGTGGTACAAATACCATAGATTATACATCAAAGACAATCAACCAATTCTTTGGATGTAGTGGTGTAAATGTAGGAATCAATACTGCTGATGACATAAGATCTAACGAAACAGTATTTGGATATGAAAAAGGTGATTTATCAAAAAGAGTAGATCTAAGAATTACGGGTGTATTGTCAGAATTAGTGCCAGTTACAGATATCAATCTAATAAATGAGGGAGAAAAATTATTTGTTAAAAATGTCGGTGAAAAAATAGATGTAAGTACAAACACATACAAAGAAGTTTTTGCTAATTCTTGGAAATATAATACTAGTTCAAGATTCCAAGTTGAAATTTCAGCTTCAACATTCACTCTCCAAACAAAGATATATTCATCTTCAATCAAAGTTGATGATAAATTTGAGATACTTAGAAGAGGAGAACAAACTATTGAAGGGACATTTAATGTAAAAGATATTGATGTAAATAAAAATACGATTGATATAAAAAATCTTTCTGGATTTACACAAAATCTGAATGAACAATATGATATACGTCGTGTTTTAGAAAAGGCAAATAGCGTAGGTGTTCCTATAAAAGATGGTAATGAAACAGTTCTTTCTGATGTATTAAATGTTTATACGGATGGTTCAATTGATGGATATGTCGCATCTAACTCTTTACCAAGTTATGATATTGATGTTGATATTATAAAAGAAACCATTACAGGAGCGTCCATTGTAACTAACTTTGATGGACGTGACGGATCAACAGATGATTATAATTTTATAAGATTTGCTCCACCTGCAAATCAAGATATCAAATTAATTCAAGGTGATGCTATTATATACCAACCATCTGGTGAAGAAATTGTTGGTTTAACATCAGGAAGAGTTTATTTTGTTGATCCTCAACTAGAGGCACCTAATGTCAGTATATCAAGGATTGCATTATATAATTCTAGAAGTCAAATTGGAACTGCAAGCACTGTCAAAGTTGGTTTAGGAACAACTACGACTGGCACTCATGATTTTGTTTTACAAAGACACGCAAATAGAAAACTTGAGTCTGATAAAGTTTTAAGGAGAATTCCATTATCACAAAATTTATTCATATCATCCAATCATGATAAACCCACAAATGATGTTGGCATATTAAAAGATGGAGTGCAAATTCATTCACCAATATCAGATGATAGGATATATTATGGTGCTTTAGAGGAAATTGAATTATTAAATGAGGGTGAAGAGTATGATGTTCTTAATCCACCAATTATTACTGTAGAAACTGGTGCAGGGACTACAGCTTTAGTAGAACCAATCTTAACGGGTAGTGTCAAAAAGGTATTTGTTGATCCTCAAGAGTTTGATATAGAGGCTGTAACAAATATTTCACTAACAGGTGGTAATGGTACTGGTTGTTCATTAGAACCAGTATTAGGTGCAAGATTTAGAGAAATATCATTTGATAGTCGAAATTTATTTTTTAATGGTGGAATTGATACAGTAAATGAAACAATAACATTTAAGTCTGCACATAATTTAGAAAACGGACAAAAAGTTTTTTATAAAAATGAGGGAAATCCATCAATAGGAATTGGTGGTGCATATGACAATACAAACACAATTACAGGAACTTTATCTGATGGAGATCCTTATTTTGTGAGAGTTGTTAATCCTACAACAGTAAGAATTTTTAATAATAAAGTAGATGCTCTTGCTGGCATTGCTGGCATTAATACAGTCGGATTAGCAACTGATACTGCTGCGAGTGGTATTCATAAATTTAGAACTGAATCTAAAAATACATTACTTGATGTTAGAGTATTAAACGGAGGTTCTGGATATCAACATCGTAAATTAAGAGTAGAACCAGCAGGTATATCCACTTCCTTTGATACAATTAAATTTGTTAATCATGGATTTTCTAATGGGGATATTATTGAATACTCTGCCGAAACAACAGCAATTCAAGGATTAACAACCACATCATCATATTATGTAATTAAATTAGATGATGATTCATTCAGACTAGCAAATGCTGGAGTTGGTGCTACTAACAAATCTAATTTTGATAGAGGAAATTTTGTAAATCTTCTTTCCACAGGATCTGGATATCAAATATTTACTTATCCAGAGATAAAAGTAAATGTTGAGGTATCTTATGGTTCAACAGTAACAGGCACAATAAACTTTACTCCAGTGGTAACTGGTAAATTTACAGGTGCTTACTTGTATGAAAAAGGATCTGATTATGGTTCAACAATATTAAATCATCAAGTAAAACCACAAATAACAATAGAAAATGGTAAAAATGCAGAATTAAAACCAATTATAAGCAATGGAAAAATTGAAGATGTAATAGTTGTTAATCAGGGAAGTCAATATAATTCTTTACCAGAAATAAACGTAATAACCACTGGAACAGGTACAGGAGCGATTGTAAGACCTGTTATAAACAACGGAGTCATAACTGATACTATCGTATTAAACTCTGGTATAGGATACGACAGCTTAACTACAGAGGTTCGTGCAAGTGCTAGAGGAAAGAATGGATTATTTGCTGCAAGAGTTAGAGATTTAACAATAAACACAACTGATAGATTTGGAGATCTTAGTCTTACATCTAGAGAATCATCATTAACATTTGGTGTTTTAGGATATTCACAATCAACAGCAAGCAAACTTGAGCAAACATTTGATGTTAAACCAAATGGTGAATTTGATAAAATTACTGATCACTCACCAATTATTGGTTGGGCATATGATGGAAATCCAATTTACGGACCATTTGGATATACAGATCCAGATAATATTAACTCCCCCTTAAAAATATTAACAAGTTCATATAAAAAAGATTCATCTCAGGTATTAAATAGACCATCTGGATTTAATGATGGATTTTTTGTTGATGATTATATTTTTGATGAAAGTGGTGACTTAGATATTCATAATGGTAGATTTGGTAAGACTCCTGAATTTCCTAATGGAATCTATGCATATTTTGCTACTGTAGGATTAGGTACTAATACAAATAAATTGGAAGGGGTTTATCCATATTTTATAGGTAATAGTTATAGATCACCACTAATTAATGATAATTTAATTCTTAATCATGATTTTGATTTCAACAACTCTAATTTAATTAGAAATACCAAACCTTATAATGTTGGAGAGGAATTTGCTGATAATGACTTTATTGACGAATCAAATGAAACTATAAGACAATTATCTGAGGTTGAATCAGTAACAAAAGGAATTGTTGATGATATTATAATATTAGATGGTGGTAGTAATTATAAGGTTGGTGATGTTACATCATTTGATAATACTGGCACCAATGGAACAGGATTTAGTGCAGAGGTTTCAGATATTGTTGGTCTTGGTATATCGACAATTGAAACATCACTAACAAGATTTAATAATGCTATTCTAACTTGGAATAATGGAAATGAAGTTCAAGTAAATTATTTACCAACTCTTGAACTTAATAATGAAGATGCTGTCTTTATCTCTGGATTGAGTACATCAATACCCAATCTAACAGATTCATTTGTAGTTGGAGTAAGTACAGATACAGTTTCATTAGGTAAATCCATGACAGTTGGGAATGTTAATGGAATTGTGCAAGATATTTTTGTTAATAAGATACCTAATACTGTTTCGATTGGTGGATCATTAAGGATCGGTGTTGGAAATTCAACAGAAACTCTACAAGTGTTAAATGTTTATGATACACAAAAAATTATTAGGATATTCAGAAATACTGGTATTGCACATACATTCGGTTCTCAAGTTGATGTATTAAATAACAGATTTACAATTCCAGTAAAAACCTCTAAATTTGATTCCAAAATTAATGATGTAGTTTATTTTAATAGTGTTCAATCTATTGGTGTTGGTACTGATGGTGTTGGATCATCTGTAAATTATGTTGTTGGTGAGACTGTAACATCTGTTTTAATACCTGAGAGAGCAATATATCTTCCAAACCATCCTTTTGTAAATGGTCAAGAAGTCACATTAACAAGACCAAATGTATCAAATGCTGAATTAGACGTATCACCTAACAATAGCTCAGTTGGTTCATTTGAGTTACCATTTTCTGGATCTACTTCAACTGATGTATTTGTAATTAAAAAAGATGAAAACTACATTGGAATTGTTACAACAAGAGCAGGAGTAGCAAATACAAGTGATGGATTATACTTCTTAGGTAATGGTGTGTCTGGTATTGGATCTGGATTATACAATTTCACATCCAAATTTGATCAAGTTACAGCAGATGTTGATAAAGTAACTAGCACTGTAACTACAAAAATAGGTATTGCAGAGACAACAACTCATAACTTGAAAAACGGTGACGTTGTTACTATGAACGTAATTCCTAATTTATCAGTTGGAATAGGAACTACTGTGCCAGTTTCAGTAAGATATAATTCAGAATTCGAGAAGTTAATTATAAATCCAATCACATTTGCAGCAGCTGATGTTGAAACTAATCGTTTGGATATAAACAATCATGGATTTAAGACAGGTGATAAAGTTTTCTATGAGGGTGGGGCAACAGGATTATCTACAGGAACATATTTTGTATATAAAGTAAGTGACAGATACTT